AGGAGCAACGGGATTGACTGGCGTTACAGGAATGACGGGACCGACGGGAATGACGGGACCTGTCGCGGGATCGGATACGCAGATCATCTATAACAAATTGGGATCCGCAGGTGCTACGGGCGTGTTCACCTACAATTACACCAGCGGAACACTCAATGTGGGTTCGCTAGTAGTCAACAATGGAATCTCCGTGAGCGGAAATGTTTCATTCACAAGCAACTTTACTTACACCCCAACTACTGGACAACTACTGCTAGGGGCAGTTATACCGGCCTACACAATAGGATCGGCCGTTTACGCTATAGGTTCGTCAGCCAGTGGAACCTTAAATTCACCAACAAATCTTACAAGTGTGAATACGGTAGGCGGAACATGGGGATCGTTTAGTGGTAGTTCGTTTGCTTTGTCCTCTCTAACATTTGGAACAGGTATATATTCAAGCGGCAGCGCGACTTACACCAATGGAGGAACGATAAATGCTGTATTCCAGTTTAGTGTAGCAGTTGCGGGGTATAGTACCGGTAACTCCAGTTTATCATTTTCGTTCGGGACCTCGACTGGAAATTACACAGTGACTTACATCGGATCGGGATCGGGGACAACATCACTTACTCTAACGAATCCAGCCTCCGCAACCGTGTATACTTTCTCGTCACCTTTTCCGGTGTATATACAGGTTATTCGTACAGGTACATCACTAGTCTTTCAGTTTAGTACAACGTCGTTTGCGTCAGTGGCGACAGTTTACACGACACCGGCAATTACATCAACAGATGTATTTATCGTAAATAGCGTTGTGAATATGAACTACACCGGAAATTCAATTGTTAATTTCAAGGTGTACGCCGTCAGTATAGGGTCTCCTTACACCACGTTAGAGGTAGACGGCCCAGTCGTTATTAACGACAGCGCGTATTCTGGAACAAATGCTTTGACTATATCGGGACCCACCCTGATCCAAGGCGGTCTTACAGTTTCTGGAAATATAACATCTACAGCGGGAACCACCACGCTCAGTTCTCTGACGGTCAACAGCTTATCCGGAACGACTATGACCGGAGATCTCAACATGAACCTCAAAAACATTACCAATTTAGGTGCGGACGGGTTTTCGTTGAATTCTCTGACTGGAGGGATCACTGTGACCAACGGTTCAGTAAACGCATCAGGGACGGTATACGGGGGGGTGTATAATTACTACAAATTCACTACATCTTCCGCGATTACTTCGGTAGGAACTATTCCCAATGTATACTACTTTGCGGTAGGCGGTGGAGGCGCGGGCGGATATAACCAAGGCGGTGGTGGAGGTGCTGGCGGTCTACAAACCAACGATGTAAACATTTCTGGTCTTGTGTCTATTTCCAGTGAATATATAGCGAGTGGTGGTATAACTCTAACGGGTGGTCAGACATATAGTATTAACATTGGAGGCGGGGGGAACACAAATCCACCTGGAAACGGAACACCAACTGTATTTTCGGGTTTAGGAATTACCACCATAACCGCAAGTGGTGGCGGTTCTGGAGGTAGTGGTAGTGCTTTTACATCTTCAGGTTCGTCTGGTGGTTGTGGAGGAGGTGGTGGACTTGTAAACGGGGCGAACGGAGGTACGGGATCTCAAGGTGGAAATGGTGCTGCTGGCAGTTCATCAACAACAGGTGGTGGTGGTGGTATCGGCGCATCGTCAACAAATACCAGCGGTGGGTTAGCATTTTCGTATCTAGGTACATCGTATGGCGGTGGAGGCGGAGCTGGTCAAACCGGTGGGTCTGGGTATCCTGGTGGCGGCGGAGGTGCTGGACAGGGCGGTAATGGTACAAATCCTGGTGGAAACGCCACAAACGGTACGGGTTCGGGTGGAGGTGGAGCTGGTCAAAATTTTACGTATGGAGGTACTGGAGGTACGGGCGTCTTCATTCTTCTTATTCCTTCACCTACCTACACAGCATTATCTCTCGGCTCAATGTCCATCAACACGAACAGCAATCTCCAGATCTCTGCGACCTCTAACATTATTCTCTACCCATCCACGGGCGGAAGCGTAAACCTCTCCGGTGCCCCCCTCACCGGCGTGTCCGGCATCGCCTTCTCTGGATCCTACATCGGTATCGGAACCAACATCAGCATGGGCGGAACGTCCAATATCGCCATCGGGGTATCCGCCGGGTACAATGTCGGTGGTGCGACCTCCAACTTCGTGGGCATCGGTCAGTCGGCCGGTTCCAACTCGTCCGGTGCGAACGTCGTGGCTATCGGAACGTCCACCGCCAACAATAACCAGGGCATCAATATTGTAGCCTTGGGGATCCAGGCCGGATCCAATAATACGGGAAGCTGTAACGTCTTCATCGGTATCCAGGCCGGTATCAACAACTCGGGAGCCAATAACGTCGTGGCGCTCGGTGCATCCGCCGGAGCGAATAATTCAGGTGGATCGCTGGTCGCGATTGGTAATCGGGCAGGATACAACAATTCCGGAGCGAACGTCCTCGCACTCGGCAATTTCGCGGGGTCCAATAACCAGTACTCCAACTCCATCTTCCTCGGTAACAGTGTGAGCACTGGAGGCTACCAAGCCCCCTACGCCAACTCGTTCGTCGTCTATTCCACCACGTCAGCCAACGCGTTCCTACAAGGCGATATCTCCAACAACCTGCTGGGAATCGGGAAAGTGCCCTCGTACGCTCTGGATGTCAGTGGAACACTCAGAACGACGTTATTGGCCGGAACGACTATGACTGGAGACCTCAACATGAATCTGTGCAACATCACGAATATTGGATACGGCGGGTATTCTCTGAATGTTGGTCAGTATGCCTTCCTGTTTTCTACCGGACCTTCATCTACTGGAACAGGAACATATGGAGCCTCGTATACGTACTTTCTTTGTACGACAAGCGCCACACTTACCGTCAACTACCCGGTTACCAACGCAATCTTCTTTGCGATTGGAGGTGGTGGTGCGGGTGGATCGTACTTAGGTGCTGGTGGCGGTGCAGGTGGTCTACAGACAAACGACCCTACCCTATCATCAACCGTCACGGCATCTCAGTATGTCTCAGGATACTTAACAATTCCAGTCGGAACTTACACTATAAACATCGGAGCTGGAGGAATAGGGGTTTCTGGTACTGCCAATGGATCAAATGGTTCAAACACAGTTATTTCAGGAACAGGAATCACAACCATCACTGCGATTGGAGGAGGTGGAGGTTCAAAACTTGGAGGCACTGCAGGGTTAGGTGGATGCGGTGGTGGTGGAGCGTATGGCGTATCTGGTGCTATTGGTTATCAAGGATATGGCGGTGGATCTGGTGGTGGAGCGTTCACTGCTGGCGGTGGAGGCGGTATCAGTAGTATAGGATCTAATGGTGTCGGAACAGGACCTGCGGTTTCTAGCGGAGGAGCTGGTGGTTCTGGCCTTTCATATGTAGGAAGAGTGTACGGTGCTGGTGGAGGTGGTGGAGCAGACAATGCAGATTATCCATCTCAATCATACGGAGCAGGTGGAAGCTCTGGTGTAGGTGGTGCTGGCGGTGGAGGAAACGCAACAGCAAATACAGGGTCTGGAGGTGGAGGAAGTACTAACAACGGGCAGGGTGGAAATGGAAGTTCAGGAGTGTTTGTTATCATGATTCCTAATTCCCAAGTAGGACCATCAATTTCTCCGTCCAACTGCGGCTCCATCTCCATCAACAATTTAAGCAGTCTACAGATCGCAACTAGTAACAGTCTTATTTTAGCCCCTGGATCAGGGTGTAACGTCACGGTCTCCGGAGCACTGACTACGACAGGAACCACTACCCTCAGTTCTCTCGTTGCGACATCGACAGTCACGCTGTCCAGCCTCACCTCAGGAACCGTCGGCAACGTCTTGACCTACAACGCGTCTACCGGATCCGTCGGGTACGGAGCCATATCGTCTGGTCCCCCGACATCCGTGAACACCTACACCGTCTCCGCCACAACGCTGACGCTGACCACGGCCTCGGCAGGATGGTACTACTACATTGCGAACTCGGGATTCTCGAACGTGAACATGCCCTCGCCCGCTCCCACGACGGCCGGAACGTTCTGGACACTCCGCAACGCGACCTCGTCGTACTTGAGCGTCACGGTCGCCAACAACACGAATTCAAGCTTACCCTCTCCGCTCACCCTAGCACCCTCAAACAATACCACGATTGTGTACACTGTTTCAGGAGTCAATGGAGCGACGATTTCTGGATATATTCTGTTCTAAACTAGGTAAGAAGCACGGTCATGGCGACATCCATTGTCTCATCAGGAAAATCGGTATGGGGGTTCTCACCACAATCCATACCGGGTTTAGCATTGTGGTTGGACGGAGGGGATAAAAGCAGTATGGTTCTTTCAGGAACAACAGTGACGACTTGGAACGATAAGTCTGGAAATGGGTTGAACGCAACTGCAACTGGAACGCCTACATATACTTCAAATGCACTAAATGGACTCGGCGCACCAGCACTTAATTCAAATGCTAACTATTTCTCAACTCCATCGTTTACTCCTTCACCAACGACAGGGACTCCTTCAATATTTATGGTTATGAACCAAACATCGTATTCTGGTGCTGGGAACTCTGATTTCTTTTCGGCATCTAACTGGCAGGTTATTGATTTAATTGGACAGGGTGGAGCATTCAATGCAGCGTTGACGATAGGTGGAAGTTCGCAAACTCCAATTAATGCGACAACAACACACAATAATCCAACACTTTTAAGTATTGTTGTTTCCAGTGCATCTGGAGGAGTCGGTTATGCGAACGGAACATACACTGCATCAACTGGAAGTGCCGGTGGATCACTCGCGGGATCATATGTATACTATGTAGGCGGTGGGCCCGGATTTATTGGGTTTGTATATGAACTCATAATCTTCAACAATACTCTCTCCACCTCTCAACGCCAGCAAGTGGAAGGATACCTGGCGTCCAAATGGGGACTTCATAACCAACTTCCTAATGCTCATCCGTACTCGTCCGTCGTCCCCATTCTCCCAACCCAGATTCCTGGATGTGTTCTCTGGCTGGACGGAGCGGATACGACGAGTATGACGTTCAGTTCGGGATACAACGTCTCGTCATGGAATGATAAGTCTGGAAACGGATACAATGCGACAAAGGGTACAAACGCTCCGACGGTTCTTACAGGCGGGGGTATTTCATTTGACGGCACTCAACTGTTTTCATTGAGTGCCACCTATTCTCAAACAGCATCTACCTTTTTCTTAGTTGGGAAAGCAAACACATCAACGGGTCAGCAGTATTTCTTCAATTTTGATAGTACGAATAATGGAATATCAATTATTGGAAATGGAGAAGCGTCTGGATATATAGATTTGTATGGAAATCCAACCGTTTGGGGGCGATTATCAACAAGTGGGAGTACCAACGCATTTATTGTATCGGAATCACATGTTTCGGCTGGAAATTATATTGGGGTTCTGAATGGAACTCAGATTGTTAATGCTGCCTTCACTGCAGGAGCGGCAACGAAAATTGTATGTCTAGGCAGTCCTTTTAACAATGGAACATCAGGAGGACAAGTTACTATATATGAATTTATCCTATTTAATTCGTTTCTCTCCACCCCCCAACGCCAACTCATAGAGCAGTACTTGGGCAAAAAGTGGGGAATCTCGGTCGCCAACGCCCCTTCCCCTGGCCCGTACTTAATCCCCTACAACCGCCCCTTCCGCCCCGTGGATATTCCTGGGTGTTCCTTGTGGCTGGATGCGGGGGATCAGAGCAGTATGACGTTCAGTTCAGGGAGCAACGTGAGTATTTGGAAGGATAAGAGTGGGACCGGAAACAACGCAACCACTGCAAACGGAACACCTGCATTAACAACGACGGGTACAACCCAGTTTATACGGTTTCCAAATATAACCCGAATGTTACTAACAACTACTCTGGCTACTATTCCTAGCGTGTTCGTAGTTGCTAAAACAGACACTATCACAAATGGTTCTGTAATTATTGGAGTCCCAGTAGTTACGTCGGGTATTGCGTCGTATTATTTTCAAATAGTTACAAATGGCTCACCATTTGATCAAAGATATTCAGTTGCATCTTCAACTACGGCTGGGAGCTCTGCATTGGGTTCGTTTCCTGGAACCAATACTCTTTGTATTATGACTGGATTATTTGATCCAACAAACGCAGTGTCGGGATTGGTGCTTAGAACAAACGGAACATCCAAAACGGTGGTCGGCGGTGTCACACAAACGACAGTGGCGAATACGTTTATAGGAAACATGGACTGGTATGCAGGTAATTTTGGTAATCCTGGCGGAACCATAGATATATGTGAAATTGTTGAATATAACTCCTTGTTAAGTACGAGTCAGGTTCAACAAGTCGAGCAGTACCTGGCCCAAAAATGGGGACTGGTCGCGAATCTTCCCACGGGCCATCCTGGGAAATTAATGCCCGCCTTCAGTACCAATTTCACGCCCAAATCCGTCACGGGGATGCAGTTGTGGTTGGATGCGGGGGATCGGAGCAGTATGAATCTTTCGGGGACATCAGTGACTCAGTGGAACGATAAGAGTGGGAACGGGAACAACGGAACGCCTACAACATATTTTGGTGGATCGGCAACCACTATTCCACTTATACAGAATTCTATCGGCAGTCTTCCATCATTACAGTTCACGGGCGGGTCATCAATACTCGGAAACATCGTGCTAACGGGGACTGGATATACGGCGTTTTGTATTTTCAATGTACCCACTCAACCAACAACTGCACAAAATCCACGCATTTTTACACTGACCCGACCAGGAGTTTCAGATGGAAACGGCGGGGATGTTGGCGGTATGTCAATTAATGGTAATATTAATAAGCTTGGGTTTGTTCGGTTTAATGGTAGTGTAAGTTCATATGCTACTGTATCCATACCATACAATACGGCTATATTATCAAGTGCTTGGTCGGATTCAAATTTTGCGTATATGAGTACGTATGGTTCAATAACACCGGTTGTATCATCGCCATCTGTATCACTTGGTAGTTTGAATACAACCGTATATGCAGTTGGTTCGCAAATTACAAACGATGTATCATCTCCACTTACTGGATTTATTGGTGAACTCTTGATTTTCAATAACACACTCACCACCTCTCAACGCCAGCAGGTGGAAGGCTATCTTGCTTGGAAATGGGGTCTGCAGAGTTCTCTGCCGTCCACACATGCATATGCAAAATTCAGTCCGTAGTCGCCTTGCTCCCACGTCCCACGCTCCCTAAACGGTCGCTAGGTCCTTAACGTCACTCGCTCCCACGTCCCACGCTCCCTAAAGGTCGCTAAGTCCTTAACGTCCCACGCTCCCTAAAGGTCGCTAAGTCCTTAACGTCCCACGCTCCCTAAAAGCCCCTCTAATCCCGAGTCACGCACAGTTGGAGCGTGTTTCCGGACTGGAGAACGTACGCGAACGAGAACCCCAGGACTTTCTGGGTGAGCGCGTACGTCGCGTCTCCAAGATCTGTTCCGCCAAGGAGGTAGGCCACGTACGCGTACAGCGTTCGTGTCGTGCCGTCCGAGCAAGGGGAAGGAGGGGTTAGGCTTAGGGTAATGAGGGGGTAGCACGCCGGAAAACCGACAGAGGCCCATTGCTGGAGCGCCGGAGTGAAATTGTACGACCCAGGATTACCGAGCGGCGCCAACGCTTGCCGGTCCGCGGTTTCCTGGGCAAGAGCCACCGACTGCTGAGTCACTAACTGATCTATCGTCACAAGGTAAACAGGTCCCGTCGGTCCCGTCGGTCCCGTCGGTCCCGAGGGTCCCGTCGCATCTAGTGCACCGTCAACCCCTGTAGATCCGGTCACACCCGTTACACCCGTCTCATCGACAACTCCAGTAGGTCCGGTCGCACCCGTTACACCCGTCTCATCGACAACTCCGGTAGGTCCGGTCGCATCCAGCACACCATCAACTCCAGTAGGTCCGGTTACACCCGTCTCATCTAATTCATCTGTTACACCTGTTACACCTGTTACACCTGTTACACCTGTTACACCTGTGGGTCCGTCCATTTACTCTAGTCTATTATAGTTTAATCACCACGGAATTCTTGGCGGATTTGCGTTCGGACCCTGCCGATTTACGAAGCGCCGAACGAACTGTCGGGCGGGGCGGGGCAGCAGGCGCGGGCGCAGGCATAGGTGCAGGCGGGGGGTTGAACATAGCCTGTTGCTGCTGTTGCTGCTGCGGGGGGAAGTTAGTTCCTACTTTCCGCTCCTCTTTCTGGATCTTGTTCAGAATATCCCCAATGCCCATTCCCGACGGCGACTTCATTTCGCGGACGGGTTTAATAGGGATTGTGCGCGTCTGCTGCTGCTGCTGAGCCGGCGCAGGAGTGTTCACGCCGCCCAGGAACGACATTAGACCTGCGAGCGGGTTAGAGTCCTGCTGCTGGCTCTGCTGCTGCTGGGGGGCGGAGTTTCCGAAGCCGTTGGCGGAGGGGAAGGTAGGGACATTCACGTTCTGCTGCTGCTGCTGCTGCTGGCTCTGGGCCTGCTGACGAAACTGCTGGGTCTGGTTCTGCATGGCCTGCGCCGCCATCTGACGGGCAATATCAGGATTCTGTTTCAGAATCTCCTGGATGTTCGGGACCGGGGCTTTCATCGCCATCTGGTTGGTGAGGTGGACCATATACACCATGAAACAGGTGCGCATGGGGATACGGACGAGGGGGTGCATGCGCATCTTGTCGCCGTACAGATCGTACAACTCCTCGAAATCCTCTTCCAGGTCGCCTACGTTCATCTGGGCGGACTGGGACAGACCGTCGAGCTGGAGACCGAACATCTTCATCATCCCGACGTTCTTAGATCCCCACTCCATCGCGGACATTCCCGTAATGAACCACTCGGAGAACTGTTTGATGGTGGAATCCATAGCCTTCTCCTTCCTTACAAACTCCAGTTCCATCTCCATCTCGTCAAGGGGCGAATCCATCGTGAAGCGCTTGCGGATCGGGACGCCCAGTTTATTGAGGCGCTCGAACTTGCGCAGCAGTTCGTACTTCTTCTTCATAATGGCGTCCTCGGACATTTTCGGGGCAACATTCACAGGTTTCAGGTAGGCTTCGGCGTTCAGGTTCTCCACGCCGTCCCACGTACGCGTCGTCCCAACATCCTCGGCGGACGGGACGAGGCGAGGCGGCTGCGGCGGGGCTTCAGAGGGCAAGTCGGTGAAATCCAGCGAGATCGACTCCATTTCAGGCAGTTTGGTGTCGGGGGCGGACGACGACGACGACGACATCGCATTCATGTTCATCAAAAGATCGGCACCTGGGACATCCGCCATCTTGGGTGAGTACTATTATGAAGACTGTGTAGGTTGTTCTTAAAGTTAAAACGCGGCGAATTACAAGGAAGCCACCCTGTTATAGTATGAACGGTGTTAGGGCAGAAAAGATTGAAGAACTGGCTAAAATAGATAAAGCGACGTCTTTATCCATAATAAAGAAACTCAAAACTCAACCAAGGGTTCATTTCGCATGCTATTGTGGCGAAACATATTCTAAGCAGATCAACGACGTCACGGGGGTAAAAGGTACAGGGCTATTCTGCTACAAACACTCTATGGAACGCAGGCGAAGGAAGAAAATGTTAGAGATTATACACGCTGCGGCAGCCAAAGATAATGCGGTATTTAACGATGAAGAAACCGTATGGAAACGACCTGGGTGGATAGCGTTCACGTGCTTCTGTGGTGAAAAACATAAGAAGGATCAAAGTGCGATTAAGCAGGGTCAGGGAATGTTCTGTAAGGTTCATACCCAAGAAAACGTTAAGAAGAAAATACATGAAACATCGTTGAGCAAGTATGGTGTTGATCACTATAGTCAATCCCCTGTTGTTCGCGAAAACTGTAAGAAAAATGCATTAGAAAAATATGGTGTTGAACATCTTGCCCATGTAGCCGAAATACATACAAAACAACACAAGTATAAATTTAAAGAATATCGAATGCCGAGTGGAGACGTTCGTTTGATACAGGGATACGAGAACCACGCATTAGACGAGTTAGTTAAAATTTATCCAGAAGAGTCAATATATACAACTAGAAAGGGTATAAAGTACATGTTTAACGAAGAAGAACACTACTACTATCCCGATATTATTCTGGAGACCGAACCTAAAACGATTATTGAAGTAAAATCAACGCATACGATGTATTACAAACACTACTATGAACGAAACATCGCAAAACGTAATGGATGTATTCTTGCAGGGTATAAATTCGAATTTTGGGTTTACGATAAAAAGTTGATCAAGAGTCTCGCATGAAATTTGTAGGGTGCTCTAGAACCCATACGGCGGCGAGAAAACTGTCCGCCATGTCATCCTGTTTCTTGTGCGACTTGAAGAACGACATGTTGGCGGCGGGACACAGGACTTCACAATGAACGATTCCCGTCTTCTTGCGGCCGCGGTACGTCCCCGTCGCATCCGTAGCCGTCGCAATATTGTCCAATTTATGGATTGCTGATACTCCCTTTGTCCTGAACCCGCGACATGCGAAGTACATGTGCATCATAGCCTGTACGGCAAACATCCGCCGATCCAACTGGTTCTCGAAAATCGCGAGATCGGCACCTTCCCACCATCCAAGATCCGCGCGCTTATCGAGACACGCAATGATATCATTGACTAAATCGAGAACGCCTCCACCGGGCGCCCGAGCATTGCCCTTGAATTTCGACCATCCCGATTTCGACATTTCTGTCCAGAGTCGGCCTACCAAATCCTTCTTAGTTTTTCCCGTGAATCCGTACGTCTTTCCCATCTCCTGCAATTCAGGAATGGTCTTTTTCGTCAAGGCCGCTTTCGTCATCGTTAAATTCTTCGGCCGATGACGGGAACATGCCTGGGTGCCAGCGCCCGCCTGGACCCACATCGCAGGTTTCGCGCACTTGAAACATGCTGTCCTTGTGTGCCCGTTCTTTTCCGCCACGACATCAATCACATCCCACGCCGTTATTCGCATATCTGTTCTAGACGTACCCTCCAGAACACATACCGCTAGATTACGAAGTCCAATATCAAAACTAATGATCTTCATTCTGTCTCTTACGCCGCTGCTTGTACGAGAGATAACAAAACTGGCTTTTTATCGCTCTTACTGTAAGGTATCCCCTTCGCGGTAAGCAGATCACGGAGCTGGACCACCGTCTTACCCGTGAAGTCCGAGATATCCTCGCCAATCACCCCCGTCTCCTCCTCCTCCTGCTCGTGCTCGTGCTCGTGCTCGGCATCCGCATCCACATCGTGGACCGACACGCGATCATCGACCACCTGCTCCTGCTCGTGATCCTGCTCAACGGGCTCCTCGACGGGCGGATGGGACAGGAAAGAAGGAGGTGGGGTAGTTACGGCGACCGCGAGGGCATTGATTGCCTGGGCCATGCGCGACTGCTGGATGTACATCCACGCAACAAGGCCGGTGAGGATAAGAACGATTCCCGCGACGAGCGCAACAATTCCGTGGAAGAATTCCATACTTGAGAGTAGTTTACTTTCTGGTATTCCTAAAAATCCTCAGAATCAAACTTGATCACCATTTCGTCCTGGTTAACTCCTACCCCTGCCTTCGAATAATCCGACACGCGGCGCTCGAAGAAATTACCCTTTCCCTCCATCGAGATCATGTCCATGAAATCAAACGGGTTCTGGGCATTCCAAATTTTCGGGATTCCCAGCTGGACGGCAAGACGGTCAGCCACAAAGCGGATATACTGCGTCATCAACGTCGCATTCATTCCGATGAGGGTACACGGCAAGGACTCGCAAATAAACTCAGTCTCAATCGCCACCGCGCTCTCCAGAATCTCGCGGATCTTTTCGGCTGCGATGGGAGACTGGCCGTGATACATTTCCACGGCAAAGACGGTATGAAGACCCTCATCCCGCGAAATCAACTCATTGGAAAACGTGAGACCGGGAAGCAGACCGCGCTTTTTCAGCCAGTAGATAGCACAAAACGCTCCGCTGAAAAAGATTCCCTCGACGCACGCAAACCCAACTAGACGGGTGGCGAAATCCTCGCCGCTCTCGATCCACTTCATCGCCCACTCGCCTTTCCGCTTGATACACGGAACGTTATCCAGCGCCCGGAACAGTCGCATCTTCTCGTCCCCGTCTTTGACGTACTTGTCGATCAGCAGGGAATACATTTCGCCGTGTACACCCTCCATCGCGTTCTGGAAGGCGTAGAAGAGACGAGCAGGAGGGCTCTCAGTATCCCGCTGGAAACGGGTGGCGAGGTTCTCCTGAACGATTCCGTCGGCTCCTGCGAAGAACGCCAGAACCTGTTTCACGAAATCCTGTTCCTGCGTCGTCAGAGACTCCCAATCGCTCTCGTCTTTCGAAAAGTCAATTTCCTCCGGCGTCCAGAAGGAGGCGACGGCCTGTTTGTACAACTGGTACACTTTGGTCTCCGAGTTCTTAATGGGAAACAGTGTGTAGCGTTCTCCGGGCGTCGCGGTCGTCATTCTTTTGGGTGCTGTATATACCACGCAGAAAGTAGTTAAATCATTGTCGTCTGTATAAAAACAATACGGCGAGCGATGAACGGAAGCGTGTATTCGTCCACCGATCAGATCAATCTTTTGAAAAACATCTTCACTCCTCAGTTCCAGGTTGGACAGGGAGGATACTTCCAGCCAACTGTTCACACATATCTCCCGGGAGACGTAGAAATCGGGGACCCTACGACCAATTACAATCTGTTCCTGAACGGAAACGCACTGGCGACCGATCTCAAGATTGCGGCATGGTCGGGGTACCCCGCAGTTTCCACGCTCAGTCTGGCCAATAACCGCATTACCGGAGTCTCAAATATCACGTTTTACAGTGGCGGGAATTATCTGGACGGTTCGGTGGGTATCGTCAATAACTTGTCGGGCGTTAATACCATTAACGGATTCAATCTAAGTCTGGGGAGTTCGCTGACGATCGGGACAGATAAGGTATTTATGGGAGCAGGGGCGGGTCCAGTCATTACGTTATCGGACCAAGTCTGTATTGGACTGTCGGCCGGGAATGGAAACACGGGGCGGAGTCTGGTGGCGATTGGACAAGGGGCGGGATCTGGAGGAACCAATGGATTGGGGTATGTCGTTGCCCTAGGATTCAATTCCGGTCTAAACAATTCGGGCGGACAGGGAGTATTTATTGGAACTTCGGCAGGTGTAGGAAATCTGGGATCCAATACTGTTTTTATCGGGAATTCGGCTGGATCCGGAAACATGTCGTCCAACGTCGTTGCGCTAGGATTTCAGGCGGCAATGAACAACACCAGTTCTGACGTTATAGCCATCGGAACCAACGCGGCTGCGACCAATTCTGCGGCATTTGTGGTGGCGATGGGGCACCAAGCGGCCATGTCCAATAAGGGATCGTCGGTCGTATCACTGGGGTACAATGCCGGCTACCAGAATTCCGGAAAAAACTGCGTCTTTCTCGGCTCGAACTCAACCTCGATCATCAATACGAGTTGTACAACCGACAACACGTTCTACGTCTATTCAACCATCCAAAACACTCCGTTCCTCCAGGGCGATATGTCCGCCAATGTCCTGGGAATCGGAATGAAGCCGACACCCGGATTCGCCCTGACCGTTCAAGGAGCTGTTCAGAATACGCTGACTATCAGTTCTGTGTCTCCATCCACAATGACTCTTTCATTAACAACCACCAATGCGGCCACGCGGTTCTTTGTTTCCAATAACATCAATCTGTCTTTCCCGTCAACGGCGCCTCCGACAGGAACACACTGGATTGTGACGAATACATCGGGGACTGGAATTAACACAACTCTCGTCGGTGCAACCGTACTTGGATTATTGAATGTAACCCTTCCTGCGACATCGGGTGGAGCGGGGCGGGGAATTACGTTCGTCTATACTGGAACTGGAAGCAATTACTATGCGTTTTAATTTACGGTGGTCCGAGCGCGAACGGATGCGTACTGGGTAAGTTGCCTTGGAGTCCCCACTTCCAGGCAAGATACCCTTCAAGTTGTGCACGTTGGAGGGATGTGAGCGTTCGCGAAACCACGAGAAGTTCGTTGAGGTACCCTGGCCAGAACTGCCCTCCGTTATTCGGCGATGATCCAATAATCATTCCGGTCATCGCAATGGTCGTTCCTGTCTTTACGGTCATAGCGGACGCATTGAAGTAAGGGGTCAGCACGGATCCATCGACCGTCATTTCTAGAAGGGATGGTGCGGCAGGATTCGTAGAGACGGGAGTGGCCGGAGAATTTGATGTTATGTCGTTCCATCCACCACCTAATTGTACGCTTATTATGATATACCCTGCAACATCGGATATTCCGTAACTCGATTGATTCCAAGCGTTCAACGTATACGAAAAACCTGCACTGTTTTGAACTGCATACCCAGCATTTCCACCGTAGCCGCCCAAAGCGGCACCGCCTGTACCAGCTGTATCACCTATTCCGGCGCTTAATCCGCCTATTCCTTCCCGTGCAGATGCATTATTACCGTCTCCGGAGCCACCACCGCCACCACCACCGGCACATGCAAGTTTGAAAGATGGACCGACATTAATGAGCGTATACCCGGCGGCTATCTGAGTGTAGTTGCCTCCAGGATTTCCACTTGTAATACCAACAGCACCAACACTTGTAGCTGTAATAACTGTCCCCGCTGGAATATTTGTTATCGTACACACTGCCGATCCCCCACGTCCTCCAGGGCATCCCGGATAAATATTTCCAAACCCATTCTTTGAAAGACCTGTTGCGCCTCCACCACCGGCGGCATAAATTGTGACGACTGAGTTTGGGCCACTTATGGTATACGTAGTTGTGAACCCGCTCAATGTCGTACTAGCGCTACTTCCAGTGAACGTCGCGAAGTTTGTGGTGCCGTTGTACGTTCCCATGAATCCGACGTTGTCGACTAGACCTACGTTGATGAGGCGACCGTACGACCCGGGCGTCGACGTTAAACTCGCGACCGCCATCATCGTGTATCCCACGGGAACTGAAACAGTGGTATTCACGAACGAGGCCGCCTGTCCTAAGAATACGCCTTTAACCGTACTGGAGTACTGGGGAAGTGGCGACGAACCGGTGACGAGACTGAAACTGTTTCCTAACCCCGATTTGTCGATGAGTCCATTGACGGGATTTGTTGGGAGGTTTGCAAATGTAGGTGCGAATGTTTTGTATGGATGAGAGGTTGGAAGGCCTGGCTGTAATCCCCATTTCCACGCGAGGTACCCTTCCATCTGCTGCCGCTGAAGGGTGGTTGGAATTGTGGTCATCACAACGACTTCGTACATATTCGTGACCGCTGTGATGTTTGCGTACGCAGTCCCAGACCATTCGGCACCGATCGCAAACCCTTGTCCGGTGTTTGTGCGTGTCTGGCCCGTCGTGATCACGGTTCCCGCACTTCCGTTTATCCATGAATTGATAATACCCGTTGATACGGAGGTATAGGATGCTAGAACGGGTGATAAGGCAACTGAAGGAAGGGCTCCAGAGACCGTATTCACATTAGACCCGCCAGTACCACTGACTCCGTACAATCGTAAATCTGGAGTCCCCGTCGCATCCGCATACAATCCAAACCCATCCGTAGAATTGTATGAGGCGGTGGTATTAGGTCGTCCAGTAATCACCGACTGATTATACACCGCGGTTGGCGAGCCCAGAACGGTGAAGAGAGCGTAATTCTGGAGATTGACGGCCTTGTTGATAAATAGGTACCCTCCACTTAGATTGACGGATTTACCGAGAGCGGTTGTTATGTACGAAACCGTTCCAGATCCCGATCCGAGCGATAAGTTGTACGCATTGCCCGACTTATCGTTCCATTTCTGAATACTTCCTCCTCCCGCGGGTGTCCATGAAGGACCTGCTGATTTGTACGGATGAGTAGGTGGGAGATTTGCCTGAAGTCCCCACTTCCAGGCAAGATATCCTTCCACCTGCTGGTACTGACTTATAGTCAGAACGGAATTGTAAAACAAAACTTCCATCTCGTATCCGATGAAATAATATGTCCCCTTGTTTCCAGTATCTGTACCTAAATATGTTGTTGTTCCAGCAGTAAATCCAGCCCCAGTTGTAGATGTTCCAGAGGTGAGTCCTCCATTTTGAGAAATGAATACATTTGTTCCATTAACTTGTCCGGTGACCAATGCAGTTGTTGCAGATGTATATCCACCAGGGGCTGATGCAAGCCACTTCAATTCGTTGTTTAGGTAAGAAATAGATCCCAGTGGGTTATATCCCCATCCAAGCGATCGGGCTCCCGATTGTCCGCCAATTACCATATTGTTATTCGAGCCAGGACTTGAATTGTTTGCTACTACAAACATGGTTTCTGCCGTAGGATTTGCTGCGTATCCCGTAGAATAGGCAGTGGTGGTGTTTGTAAAGTTAAGAGCATTGCAGGTGGTTGAATACGTTGCTGCGCTGTATCCAGTTGCCTGAACTGCATTATAGGTTGCTCCAGTTGGTGCTTTATTCGCCCATGTAGTTACTGATGTTCCATCTGATGGAATACTTCCATTCCCATTTGGATCTTTTCCGTCATACCATACCTGCGGCGAAGGTACAGTCACTGATCCACCTACAATAGTTGTCGCATCCGATGCATCGTACCAAGCCTGTAGCGCTGCAATATCGGACGCAACTAACTGTGCCGTTGGAGAATATACGAAGTTCATAGATGTGCTATCTGATCCGTCAATCCACTCGATGGGTCCGGAGGATAAGGGACCAATGTACGAAGGAGGGGGGGCTTTAGTATACGGATTGTTGGTAGACAGGGCATTCTGAAGTCCCCATTTCCAGGCAAGGTACCCTTCCATCTGTTGTCTCTGTACGGAATTTAGCGCATAGTTGTAAATAATGATTTCAGAAATGAAAGATTTGTAATAAGTTGTAGTTAAGGGGTAACCGGTTCCAACATTGAACCTCTGTGATATTGAGGTAAGCGTTGCTGCGGTTGAAGATGTTCCGTTCGTAACTATTCCTCCAAAATTGTACCATGTTGAGTTTGATCCCTGTTTCTCGATAGTGTATAACTGAGGACCGGGCGTTACAGTGAAGTTTATGTTGTTAAAGACATACGATCCGCCAAACTGAAAATAGTGCTTGTTTGTCCCCCATGTGTTTATCGCATACTGTATATCAGTATCAAGCGTAAACGTTCCAGTGTAATCGGTATTTGGGTCGTTGTATACAATAAATATTGTTGTGTCTGTTCCGTTAGACGAGAGAATCGGAACAGGTAAGAAATTGGTGGTCGCGAGGTAACTGTTTCCGTTGAAATTGATACCGGGGTACTGTCCACCCAGCAATGTTGGCGAGTAGGTAGGATAACTTCCTCCCGGATATGCTAGATCCAAACCATTTCCAGACTTATCACGCCAAGTAGAAACTTGGGTCGACGAATACGTGTTTGTGAACGTCGGGCCTACTGTTACCTTCGTAGTGCTGTACGTGTGCGTTGTAGGAAGAGACGCCTGGAGCGCCCATTTCCAAGCAAGGTACCCTTCCACTTTCTGACGGTCGGCATCTCCGAGATTCGTATTGTAAAACTGAAGTTCTCCAAGATAGAAGTCTGCGGCACCGATAAGTCCAGAATCTGTCGCCCATGCTCCCAATGAACACATGTTGCCATCTGTTTGATTGATTATCGGCCAGTTTCCTGGAGACGTATTCGATAATGTTCCATTCAGGTAAGTTTTTAAATTTGTTCCGTCATAGACCATACTTAGAACCTGAAGACTGGTGGTTAAAATTGCCGTAGCGGTGTATTCAGGGGATCCACCGGTTCCACCATTTGTAGTTTTGTACGTTAATGTTCCCGGTGTTATCTGCTGAGCAAACCCCTCCGGACCCGAATGAACGCCGATACCAAATGTTGTTGGAGAGTTTGCGTTTTGCCCGGCACGCTGTTTTGACATGATGTAAGTGTTTACGATATTCACTGGCTGAATGACCATAAACATCGACCAAATCGCAGCATTGTTGATCGATGACTGAGGAAGATTCAGATATTGGTTATTATGAAAATGTATAAGATTCGTGGCGGAACTGTAATCCACAGTTGATGCGGCCATAGCCGTGTAATTATTTCCCGATTTATCGTTGATCTGTGTGAGGTTTCCTCCGGGAGCAGATAGATTGGTCGAGTCGGAGGCATCTAACCAGAATTGAAGATTCGCAACAGTCGGTGTCGTTACACGGAACCCGATCGTGGTTATATCGGCCGCATCGTACCACATCGCCATTCCCGGAACTGCTGCGGGGGCAAAGGATGTTTTTTCAGTGATGCTAATGCTGCTGGTAGCGCCGGTGGCGTTGGTTGCGACAATGGTAATAACATAGTAAACGCCGGGGGTAGACGGGCTCGAAAAAGTAATGACGTTTCCGTTGACGGTAGATGAAAGCCCTGGAGATGATCCAGAGAAAGAGGTGGATCCAGTCGCGAAACATGTAAATGCGACTCCTCCACCTGTTGTAGATACTCGAGTGTACGTAATAGGACCGATCGGGGTGATGGCGACAGAATTCGCGGACGAGATGGAGGTATTGAGACCATTTGTTGCCCTCGCATAGAGAGTGTATGATTGACTGGCGGTTGCGACGAATGAATTTGTGGGGCTGGATGTGAGCAGACTGTTTCCAGACGCGTTGAAGTAGTTCATGGTGATTCCTCCCGGAAGTGTTGTACTTCCGTTATAGGTGGATGATGTAAAGACCCCTGTTCCAACTGCGGCCAAGGTAGGTGCGGCTGGAGTAAATAGAGTCGTCAGAGTAGACGAGACCGTTAATCCCGTTCCTACGACATTCACAATGTAATTTGTATTGGCTGAGGCTCCCTTAAAGGTAAAGGTTAAAGGAGATCCGGTGAATCCAGACGGTACGCCTGCGATACTCCATTTCTGTGCTAGATAGTACTCCATTCCCTTGCGTTGATCTGCCGTGAGCGCTTCTTTGAATAAGATAACCTCGCTGACGTATCCCGTGTACTGTGGAGGTCCATCATAATGCGCAATGCCTCCAACGCGGTACCTCCCAATGTTGAAATTCGCGGTAGATCCAAATCCTGGTTGAGCGGTTCCGTTGAAATAAGAGATTGCATTCGTTCCGTCCAATTCAAAGTCCATGATATACGCAGTATTTATCGGCTCTTGGAAGGCGGACAGTAAATTACCCCTATATCCGTAAACATAACCGCCCACAAACTCTACCAGAAGACCTGTTACATCAGAATCATATCCTCCTAACGCAGCCATAGAGAACACACGAGTAAAATCTGGGTTTATTGATGATGTGGGCGCAGGCTGCTGCATGACTATGAACACGGTTGCGGTAGTTCCAGTATTAGTAGTGAGTCCTGTAAACCACGACGAACCATCGAACGTCATGGTTGGTTTTCCGTTGATGCCGGTGCTATTGATGGTAGGTGTCCCGGTTGCCGTAGCATTGCTGCCCAGTCCTGACTTGTCTTTCCATACCGAGATCGTCGCACCGTTGGCGGCAGGGATTCCTGTTGCGTTCGGATCAGCAGCATCCAGCCATAACGTAGGGCTTCCAGGGAATACAGTAGGGAATCCCAAGGGTGGGACCGTACTCGCAGAGATCGCGGAACCGGATATCGTTGTTATCAACTGCGTCCCGTTCTGTACGAACGACGAAATGGTGAAAGGGAGGGCTGCGGTCACGGCCGAGAACGCAGTGGACGGTAGCGACACGTTTCCTCCCGAGGAAGCCGTTACCGTAAGCGTATACGTCGTTCCGATGATGGCCGAAATATTTGCGTTGGTGACTCCCGTCACTGTTCCAAACTGCGATCCATCTGCGGAATTTTTGAGAATGAACTGGGTTCCTGCGACGGCCTGGTTGTACGTCCACGAGGCACTGATACTGGTAGATGACGAAATGTATGTGATGGATACTGGTACGGGGGTAGGGAGAGTTTGGAATCCTATAATTGAAGAATTTGTACTGTTGGGTGCCCCCGCTCCCGCATTGTTCTGGAATGTGAATGAGCAAGTAGTATCTGATAAGGCCCCAGAATACGTAAATGACGTGGCGGTAGATGCGGTGAGCGTGAGACTGGCGGGGAAAATTGATGTATTCGTGTAGTACGGCGTATACGGTGCCGGAGTAATCGCCGGCTGGGCGGATAACGTGACGACCATCTGTCCCCCCGTCTGAATGATCGATTTGGCGATGGGGGCCGTTAGTAGAGTGACGTTGGCGGTAGGTGCCGAAACCGCGGTGTCTCCCTGCGCATCCGTGGTCATCACCACAAACGAATAGGTAGAATTTCTGGTAAGACTTGTACTGAATGTAGTAGAATACGCTGAATTGACGGATGAATATGAGTAGGTTGTGTATAGTGTTGCGAGTGTGGGGTCATACACTTTAAACGTCACTCCGGCCGTGGATGTCGTGGGGTACGTCCACGTAACCGTTACATTCGTACCATCAGCAGACGTTGCTCCTGGGTTTCCGATGGTTACCGCCGTGAGCGGGGTAATGTTGTCGGTGGGTACTGACCCAAACCCAGTCCCCGGTGCCCCCGTTGCCGCCACTGTGTACACGAAAGGAGGAGTTCCGCTCGACGGAATAAAGGTGTAATTCTGAGCGGTTATACCCGCACTGACGGTCGTTCCACCTTGTAGATAGACCGTGTACGATGTGGCTGCCGGGGCACCGCTAGGATAGGTCCATTGAAGAATCACCGATTGTCCAGACGCATCGGACTTCGTGAAGGTTGGCGTTCCCATCGTTGTAAAACTTGCTGTCGTAGTCGTGATCGAGTTTGTGCCCGTGTTCGTCACCGTGAATCCGTAGGTAGTATTCGCGGTGGTTCCGTTATATGTGAACGGATTCGTCGCACTTACTCGTGTGATGGTTGTCCCAGATGACTGGGCAATACTGAGTGTTCCCGACGTCGGGGTCGCGCACGTAATCGTAATCAATGCCCCGTCTTCCAGAATGCTGGTAATGGATGGAGCAGGAACTGTAGTGACCGCCACCCCCCCTGCCGACATCGCTTTTACATTTCCTCCTTGGGCAATGGCCTGGACTGTAAAGGTGTACGCCGTAGAGTCTGATACCGTGAAGGTTGTGTTGGTCGTGGTAAGTCCGGTGGTTCCACGGGTATTCCCACTCTGATCATACACGTTGAACGTAATTCCAGTCAGAGATCCGTACGTCCAGTTCATCGTCACCGTGGTACCAACCGCCGACGCCGTCAGACCGGTAGGCGCTGAAATGGGCGTTACCGCCGTTGAAGTCGCAGAATTGGCGGTGACGTATCCCGACGTGGTGGTAATCGTGAAACTGTACGGCGTTCCCACTGTGGCTCCGGTAAACACTTTTACCCGTGTTCCCGTCGCAATTCCGGTCGCAGACAACGTTGAATTGAGGATATTATACGTAAGAGATCCTGGCGTTGAGGAATCTGTCCAAGGAACCGTAATGGTTGTTCCGCTGACTGTTACGGTACCCATCGTAGGAGGCACAATGTAGTCCGGGAAAGCCGAGGGAACCGTAATAGAGAACCCTCCCGCATCAAACCAGTTTGTGAAGTACGTTCCTGCCGAATTTGTTGAGGTTAGAGCGACTCCGGGAGTTGTCGTTGATCCGGAATAGAGCATCTTCACAGTGTAGGATGTAGTTACCAGGACATTTCCGGGACCGGTTAGGATGACTCCGTCAGGATTGTTAATAATGTACTGCGCCGAAACCGTGTTCTGACCGCCTATGACGGTACACAAAGCATTGGACGAAAAAGTGGTGTTGGGTTTGGTACGAGCCACAATCGACGAATTGCCCGTACTCAAGATTCCCCCGAAACTTGAATTGACGGTAATTGTGAACGACTGTGCCCCAGCCGGAGTTACGCCGCTAAACGCCCCCGAATAACTTCCGTTTCCTCCGGCGACGGTAACAGATCCGACGGTCGGACCGCCCGTAAACCCAAACGTACAGTTCGCCAGAGCTTCCGAGAAGGAAATGGTAAATGATGTGGGGCTTGTCGCAGTGTACGCAAGATTTGAGGGGGCGGGAGGAGTCACCACGATCGGAATTGTGGTGGATGCCGTTGAACTGGTGTTTCCTGCCGTATCCGCGGCCGTAACGAAGAACGTATAATTTCCCGGGAGAGGAGATGAGTATTGAGCAGTGAGTGCGGTTGTAGGTGTGGGATTCGTGAGAGCAGGTGAGGACGAGAGCGTGAACGTACATCCCGAGGTGGCTTCGGTCCAGGTGAGCACGACATTCGGGGCTACAAACACTGCCGATAATGATCCAGGGGTAGCGATGACCTGGGTAGCACTGCTCACCGTCGTACTCAGGAACGATCCGGCAGATGTGAAGGCCGATAGATTGAACGTATACTTCCCAGGCGTGACTCCGGTAGACGTCGCAGTGTTTCCGGTGATCGTGAGATTGGGAACCGTAGGGCTTGAAGAGAGCGAGAACGTACATCCAGTTGTTGCCTCAGTCCACGCCAGATTGATTGTAGATCCGGTCGCTACTGCCGTAAAACTCGCAGGAGGAGCCACGATCTGACCTGAACATGTTGCGGGAGCACTCATATTGTTTCCGGGGAGAACCGAGACGATTGAGAAGGTATATATTCCTGGCGTGGATACATTGCCGTACGAGGTCGTAAAGACTCCGGCCGAAATAGTCTGAGTTCCAAAGGCAGAATTGTTCGTACATGAAAGACTGAACGATGCCCCCGCCGTGGATTCAGCCCAGTTCAGGGTAATCTTGGATCCCAACGAGGTTGCCGAGAAACTGGTAGGTGCGGCTAAAGTGACCGCCGTCGTTGTCTGGACAGAACTTACAGAGTTCAGTCCTGCCGACACAGACACTAACGTGATCGTATACGTTCCCGCGTGTACCCCCGTGTATACGGCAACGTTTCCGGTAATGACGGGAACCACGCCGATATCGGGAGATGACGTCAGGGTGAACCCGCATCCTGGGGTCGCTTCTGACCATGAAAGCGTAGCAGTTGAACCGAAGACGCTCTGCTGGAAATTTGTGGGAGTGGACGGAGTGACGGAAAAATTGTTCACACTGGTTGAACTACTCGTCACTCCTCCACATACCGATACCAAAGTAAAACTGTACGTACCGCATCCAAGCGACAGAATAAACGGTGGATTCCCGAGATTGTTGGAGGATCCGGTAGCCGCACCGGTCCACGTAAGATTGATTTGTGCCCCCGGCGTCGCAGACACCCACGAAAGAGTTACGCTATTGTTCAAGTTATCCGCTGCGGTAAATGACGTGGGCATAGAAGGAGCCACGGAGATCGTCCGAACGGTACTGTACGATGTGAGTCCAAAGAGAGTCGCACCAACCTGGAACGAATACGTTCCCGGCGAACGCGTAACCGTAAACGGATTGGTGGTAGGTACCAATGTTGTTCCTCCCGTACTAATCGTGAATGTACAGTTAGGAGTGGTTTCGGCCCAGGAAATATTGATGGATCCCGAAGTCGGAGTCACGGTCATTATCGGTGTTGCGGGCTGGATAACTGTAACAGGAAACACGGGAGACGATGCGACTCCGAGAATACCGAGAAACCGGCAGGCGACATTGAAATTGAATATGGTAGATGTTCCCGGGGTAAACACTGTACCGGAAGGGTACGGAAACGTCGCCACTCCCACGGAATCTACCGAGGCGAACGACGCATTGTTCGTACACGTAAAGAAGTAGTCCGTAATTCCCTGGACGAGGGGGGTTAGAGGCGTCGCCGTAACCGGAGTTAGATACACTGCATTTCCGTCGTAGACCCCCGATGCGATTGTCGTTCCGAACGGAGGAACGGTCAGAGTGACGGAAGGAGCCGGACCTAGCCATCCAACAGTTGGTCCAATCGCCGGAGCCAATGAAATAGTGTAGAACGTATACGACAAACTACTCTGTCCGCCCGTATACACGATCGGAGTCGATGAAGATGACGCAACTGGTGGAGTCGTTACTGTAAGACCTGCCGGAGTGACTACGTTCCAATTACCCGGTGTGTTTGCGTAGACTTGAAGCGTAATTGTGCTTCCTATGTAGGAGGCTGTCGCAGAGATGATGGCCGGACTTGGAGCCGACTCATACCCTGTATATCCCGGACGCACATTTGTGAATGGGTGTCCGGAAGGCAGGCTGAACTGCGCCGTCATTGTTTAACCGTCTCAGTAGTTTTTTCATATTAAATGCATCCACTTCCAGTACAGGTATCCTTCAACGATCCAGCGTTCGTTCGTCGCGAGCTGTCGGGAGTACGTAATGAATTCATGGACGTGGAACGATTTCGGTGAGGGATCGCCCGAACAGTCTCCGAACACCCACTGCGTCGCTGGAATAGTTGTGCATGTTCCACTGACGGTTGCTCCGTAATTCAGGTTCCCGAGAGTCGTCGATCCACTCACGCTCGCAAACAGTTCGACGGTAGCTCCGCAGACTGTGGAATAGGAGCCCACATTGGCTCCTCCCGGGGACACGAACGGCGAACATACTCCAAACGTTGAACCGTTACTCGCATAGAATGCGAATGTTTGTCCGTTCGCCCCCGCTGCCGAGGTAGCAGTTGTGAACTGTCCCGTAGAAATCAGGAGGTAGGAGAGGGTAGGTACGGACGCAACCATAAACGCAGAAAACTGGCCGGTGGATGCGCCGCTGGTATACGTGCTCGTGGCCGAAGCGCCAGGTCCAAAGTAGATAGAAGGACGCACAGGGAGTCCGAAGTTGGAAGGGAGGGGTAAAGCTTTCAACGTCGTCGTCGACGAGACCAGATGATTCAAGACGGGGGATTTGTCGGTCCACGTAAAGGATGTTGTCCCGGTCACATTGATCGTCGTCGTATCCGCGGCATCCAGCCACATCGTGAGCCCCGTAATGTCCGAAGGTTCCGAAAGCGCATTGACTTCCGTCAGACTCTGGAGTCCAGGGGCCGAATAAACATACGGATGTCCCGCTGGAAGATTCGTTTGTAGTCCCCATTTCCAGGCAAGGTGTCCTTCCATAAGATTGCGGAATGGGGTTTCCGCGTACTGGTTGTACACGCACATCTCTCCCAACGTGAATTGTGCCCCAAATCCTCCATCGTTTCCTACATAGAACTGAGTATCCGCAGATGCGGGGTTGTAGTTGGCGGTGGTTCCTCGGGGACCGGACAGAAGAGTTGTTCCGTTACAGGAGAGGTACGTCATATTTCCGCCGTACCATGCCCAAAAGAGGATCGTAGGAGTACTCGCCGACAAATTGAACGACGGGCCGAAAAATATGCCCGACGATGTATTGTAGCTTTGTAGGGTCTGAACATTGGTAGACGGAGAATTGTAGCCTAGTCCAGGGTTTCCTTGGGCGTTTCCGTTTCCGGGACTGCCCCATCCAAGTATCCCAAGTTTCGTGGCCGTGAATTGAGATTTCGGAGTCAAGACGATGAACGCTGATCCCTGTGACGGGATAGGAAGTGTTCGAGACAAAAAGGTATTTGCCGTGAGAACTGACGTATTATTGCCCGGGAACACGAGGGCAGGAAGTGATCCGATGGTGGACATTGAAAAATTGTTGGCTTTTCCGGAGAGAGTGTACGTCGTTGTTCCGTCGGCTTTATCCGTCAGGGTTTTCAAGGTAGATCCTCCCGACAGCGTATACGACGCCGAATCCGCCATATCGATCCAGGATACGAGTCCTTGCATGACGTTGGCGGGCGTCGACGGAATAACCACCTGTTCTCCCGATGGCGCGAAATTTTTATACGGATGTCCGTTCGGTAACTGCCCTGTAAGTCCCCATTTTACCGCAAGGTATCCTTCGATCATTTGGCGGTCGGTAGTGGCGAGGGCTCGGTTGTATGCGATGATCTCGCAGACATGAAAACTTGCCGATAAGACGATGGAGGAAGGTATTGAAGAAGCACCGAGAGAGTAGGGAGTATTCACAATCGAATTGATCATCGCCGATTCACGGACGTCTGCGCCCGCATTGAAATTATGGTCTCCGCGTATAATCCCGGCCGTCGCATCGTAAATGGCCGAAAGAACGGTGGGAAGCGTATAGATCGTTAGATCGGTTGGCCACCGAGTATCGCCGTAAGCGTACTGGTACGGAGCCGAAATGGAATACTGTGTTTGCGAGACCCCGAACGCTCCTCCGGACACATCGTTGCCGGTCGCGAATCGCATGGTGGACGTAAGGGCTGGAGTTTGGTAGGCGATAAAGAGGGATTTGGAGATGGGGTTAGAAGGGTTGAGTGTGAACGTACCGCTATACGGAACCGCAGAGTACGGATGTAACGACGGAAGACTAGCCCGCAGTCCCCATTTCGTGGCGAGGTATCCTTCAACGGTCTGGCGTTCTTGATAATTTATAGAACGATTAAAGTGCATGATTTCAGCGATTTGACTGGAAGCGTATGGATAGTTTGCGAGTCCGTTAATGAAATAGACGCCAGTATTGGTTCCAGATTGAGGCGTCACCGCGGTTGAGGTGCGAGCGGTTCCGTTGACGGCATAATTGGTGATGGTTGTTGTTCCGGCAGTATATCCAATTGAAAAAATAAACCACTGATTTGCGGGAACAATAGAAGCAGGTGATCCTGGGTTGGGGTCCGTAGTTCCCTGGACATAATTTGGATCGGTCGAAGATGTTGCATTATTTAATAAAATGAGGGACCAGTTGCCCGAGAAGATGTAATCGTACCATGTCGCATTCGCGGCTGTGCTAGAACACAGACCAATCATCTGATGTGCATTGTCTGCTTTCCAGACAACGATGGAGGTAAACGACATATTCCATGTAAAATTTGGTATGATCATACGATTACCTCCAAAATTGAGAACATTGCTTCCGTTCTGTGTCGTTGTAGTAATAGCACCATCTATGGGTGTGGCTACAAACCCACTCCCGCTCTTATCCTTCCATCCGGTAAGCGAAGAGGTGGGTCCAACATACGTTGTCGTGTCCGCCGCATCCAGCCACAGAACGCACCCCGGAACAGATAGAGATCCCATACCCGAATTTAATGTTGAAGTCATCTGTGCGCCCGGTGGAAAAAAGATTGAGGGTTGACCGGTAATCAAGGTGTTGGAGATAACAGGTGGCGGACAGGAAGAAAACACTGAGTTCGCTGGAGTTATCGTGTAGGAAAGCGGAATATTCCACTTATACGAAAGGTATCCCTCTACCTGCTGCTGCTGTTCAGTCGTGAGTTGTCCGTCAAAAATTATGAGTTCGGCGATATCCACCGTATCCTGTCCACCAATATACTGTATCTCAGTTCCGGGAGTGAACGTGAACCATGGAGGTGAATAATCTAACACCTGCGATGATCCATTGAAGAATATACGACCAGGGGTATTTGCTGCTGTAATAAGGGCATTTGAGTTTATAATGACGCTTCCAGACAGGTATGGAGGGTAAGGATAAGGATAGGATACCGCACCGTTTTGACAACATGTTCCAAGTGCAAGGGTAGAATTTGCGTATCCGTACAACTGTATTCCAACATACGAACCGCATATGACGTTGTTTAGAATTCCAGGATTGTTCACAGTTGTCAAGTGCGTGACGGCAAAGACCGTGCGGTATATTGTAGTGAATGTAGTGGATTCGTATAAACTTACCCCCGCTGGGAAACGGAACACGGGTTTTCCGTTCATCGTATACTGATTAGCACTCACAACGCCCCCACTCGCATTCAAAGAACCTCCGGTGGATCCCTTATTTTTGACGGTTGAGATGGATGTAGTCCCCGTATACGTAGTCGTATCCGCCGCATCCAGCCACAGAACACATCCGGGAACAGAAAACGTTGATGTATTGAAAGTATTCCCAGCCCCCGACCGATCTGCCCATGATGTAATTCCGGTAGTTGTAGCCGTAATTGTTGTTGTCGCCTGGGCATCGAGCCACAGTGATAATCCTGGAAGGCGGGAAGGCAAAAACCTTTCCTCGTTCAAGAGTTTCGCCATGGGATATACTGTTATGTATCTCCCCGAAATTTACATCGCATTCATAACCTTCTGGATCGAGACGACCGATACCCCCGAATGCGCCGAGAACTCTTTCAGAAACCCCCGGAGTTCAGTCTTCGTTTTCCCGCTTCCCAAAATCTTGGCGAGAACGCCCGCCACCATCACTTTCGGCGTATGCTCCAATTCCTCGTCGGGGGATTTGAAGATATCGTTGATGGCGTCCAGGATTTGGGACCGCTGGTCTTCGCTTGCCGACAAACCATTCATCATCCGCTCCGCTAACGACAACTGGGTTTTCAGCAGCGGGTTCTCCTCCGCATGAATCCCGAAATGCTGGATGGCTTTCGATAGAGAACGGGTCGAAACATTCACGATGGCGGCAATTTCTTCGTGCGTCCGCGACACCCCCATACGCCGACACGCCACAAAGAAGACGGCACCCATCAAGGCCCTTCGCGTCTCTCCCCTTAGTTTCAGCGCATCGTCCTGACCCCGAAACAGCGCAGATGCTTCTTGGAGAATGGCTTTCGTGAATCCGTTGCGGTACGAATACTGATTGAGTATTTCTAGCGCCGATAACCATGACCGTTCGGAATGGGAGGCTAAGGACCACGCCGACAATCGCTGGATGTTCTTGAAGGTGGGCGAGTTCACTTTCTTGTTCATCATCATGGATCCATACGACGAATCGGGGAGAAGGGAACTGATCGTCAAACCAACACGCGACGGATCTTCGTGCCGATCTTCAGAGCCGTAGTACCGCCATTCGGCACCCTCATCAATCGTTTGTTCCATGACGGTTCCGCAGGACGTACATACGCGCTGACCTTCCTCAATCACTAACTGTTTCTCAGGATGGTCACACATCTATGTTAAACTTGCCTACCTCTTACCCCTCCTCAAAAATGTCCGTTTTTACCGCTTACCGCTTACGGTTACCGCATTCGAGATTGAAGGAAGTTCATGGCCGAGTCGTCGTACACAAATGGACGGTAATCAGCGCCTGATTTGGGAGGCGCACGGATTCGAGGAGCCTGATTTTGTGGTTTGATCCACGAAATAACTAACGATAATCCAGAGGCTACCCAGACTTGGAACCCCTGTTCCGTAAGTGCGTCCCTCACATACTCGATGGCTTCACGGTGGTCGTACAAGGGGTACCCAAACACGAAGGAGGGAACGTCAAACACGAAATAGGGGGCCTGGGGGTTATGTATCGCATGGAGTTTTAGTTGAGAGGATAAGTTGGAGAGAACAGGTCGCATCGCCAGCATTTTGGCGGTTTTGCGTTCATCTTCTTGCTTCCACAGATCTTTTGCGCGAAGCATTTTCCTAGTCGCAGAAAAGAAGACTCAATGAATAGCGATATCCTAGCCTTGAATGGAGGCGGAATGCGAGGAGCCTTACAAATCGGTGCGCTCCAAGAACTCGCAACAGAATCCACCGACCAATCACTTGCCGACCGCTTTTCGGGCGGAGTGTACGGTTATTCTATCGGCGCTCTCATTGGAACTCTGATTGCGTTTGAGTTTGAGATTTCAGAATTTAGTTCTCTGATCGAAGTTCTCGGAAATATGCAGGACGCGCTTCATCCTCCCCGTCTCCAAACTCTGCTTACATTCACCCAAACGCGCGGAGCAGATGACGGATCGAAAATCAGAGATGCGATGGCCGCCGCCTTTTCAAAACATGGAATGAATCTTGATACTCTGCGCGTCGGAGATGCCGCGATTCCCTTACATATTATCGCATCGGATCTCACAGATCTTAAGACGGTTATATTCGGTCCATCGGTTCTGTTATGGGATGCACTGCGGGCTTCATTTTCCCTGCCCTATATTTTCACGCCGCACACGATCGGGACTCATTTGTATGTCGACGGAGCAGTGCTGTGCTTGAATATTTCCAAGGCTGTTCCCCGTGCGCAAAGGGAACGAACCCTGTTTCTATTGACGGCGCATACCAAAGACTTCACGACAAATTATTATTTGGACAATATTGCCTTTGCCCGCAATATTAAGGAGACGCACGATACACGAGACAGGTATCCTCAGAATACGTGTCTCCTGATCGAAGATGATGCGAAAATGTTCAGTTTTTGGAAATCGACGGATATCGTGGAGCACCTACTTGCTGTTGGTCGACGGGGTTACACTGAGTTCAGGACCAAGTGCCGACACCAAGAACTGGCGTAAGACGTCTACTTTCGGAGGCCCAAGGTATTCGTACGTCGTCGAGGTGGTCTGGAGTTTGTAGGTAGGATACGAGTCCACTTTGTACTGGCTACACTGTTTCTTGTCGGATTCGCAGTTCACAAACTGGACGTCCACGACCTTGCCGCCGTACGTGTAGTCTTCCACGAGTTTTTGGAGACTCTTGACTTCAGGTTGGGCTTCCTGGGAATAGGGGCACCACTTTGTAAAAAAGAAGAGGAGGTGGGCTTTGCCGGGATCGACGGCAACCGTGGTAGGACTTTCCTGGAGTACCATGCGGGACGCCGGGGGGAAGCCGCGGACCAGCCAGTAGACGCCCACGAACAGGACCAAGACGGCCAGTGTGAATCCTCCGGCGATAAGCCCGGTTTTCATGAACTCGGCATTACTCATTTGGGATAGAGAACAGAGGTTATTTTTCGTTCAAGAGCATACCATTCGCGGTAGGCTTGGTGGACGGGAGTACCTGAAGCCAGTGTCCACATAATCATATGCGTCTGGCGCTCAGGTTCACCTGCTTTGGGGGAAACGGTATACCACTTACCGTTCAAGCGGAACATTCTTATATATTAGATCGCGTTGGCTGTAATAGGACTTTCTGGTAAACTTACATGACTCCAAATTACTCCTTTCAAAATCTTATAAATAATTGTTGACGAAACTCCATACCCTGTGGCGAGCTTCCTCTGCGATATTGTTCGTCCTGCTTGTTTAATTTCAATGACCATATCTTCAGTTAATTTTGAACATCCGTGGTTTTCGCCTTTTACAACAGCCCCCCTACCTTTCTTGATTTTATCATCTACGTTTTCTTGATTTGTTCCTTCCCATATGTGGTCTGGATTACAGCAGGGTGGATTGTCACATGTGTGTAGTGCGCACATTCCCTCGCCGATGCTTCTTCCAAGCTTTTTAGACAGAACATACCGATGTGTCTGTATCTTTTTTCCGTGAATCTTTACATGTCCATAACCTTTTGGTAATTTTTGTCCAGTCCATTCCATACAGTTATTTTCAGTAGACTTTAAACGTGTCTGAAACCAGGTATGAAACTCTGAATCAGACATGTTGGGTTTCCGCGCAGTCATACCTACTGATTATTATTCAATAATACATTTATTACCTGTAAATTTAGACATTACAGGTATGTTGTCTTACTTAAAGACGCGCAGGAAATCCGACAAGATTAGCGCCAATACCGAATCCAGCACCCGTGCGCGCGGACGAGCCGACAGACGGGGCGTAGATGTCGAGGATGGCGAAGACGGCCAGCGCCGTGAGGGCGATGGTTCCAATCTCGTCGACGCGGAGCTTCTTGCCCGGGAGCAGGTAGCACGCGACGGCGACGGCGAGGCCCTCCAGGGCGTACTTAACCAGGCGCTTGAGCAGGTCGGCAACATCGATTCCCATGGACGGGGCGGGGGCTTGTGTGGCGGCCATCTTGGTTTATACTTGATAAAGGAGAAAATTTCGTTAATCATCAGTGTAGGCAAAGAGGAAGAGGGCCACCATACTCATGCCGATGGCTACCCAACGCAGTCCCTTAATAGATTCCTTGAACACCATGACGCCCGAGAACGTAACGAGGATGTCGGACGTCAAGTTCCAAATCAAATTGGTGACCGTCATGTTCTCGAACTTCATGGCTTTCATGAAGAGGTAGGGCTGGACGGAGTATACGAGAGTCGCAACCACCAGACCCATACTGTACGAGACGGACCCCAGACTCACAAACTTTGCCGTGAACATCATCACGACGTCAATGGTCGCCATGACGACCCCAAACACAATCGGAAGAGTGGAAATGCTTCCATACTTCCAGTTGATACTCGCAATACCTTTATCCAGCAGATCGCTGCTTTTCACCACCATTATTCAAACCGGACACTTTACTTGCTTACTTGCCCACCAGCCCCCACACCGTCTTGTGTGTGAAATGCCAAGCCAGGCCGAACACCGCGGCGTGAGTGAGGTTCACCGTCATCGTCGATCCTCCGGGGGGTAGGCGGACCAGGACGCCAGGGGTTAGGAGGTAGAAGAGAACTGCCGCATAAAGAGCCATGCGCCACATTTGTTTGTTTGTATATACGCGGGAAAAAAGTGTTTTAACAAGGGTTGATAGGAAGTATAAATGAGCACGAAGAAGGTTGAACTACCTAAGGTCGACGACGACGGCGTGGTGGACTACCTCGATGAGGACCCCGAGCTGCCCAACCAGCGCTATGTGATTGTCTCTTTTCTTTCTCCCGAGAAGGTGATTGAGCGCAAGCAGGAGTACTTTTTCCAGAAGTTCATTCAGTGGATGGACTACGACTGGAAGGTGAAGGGCCTCGAGCATTTTGCCGACTACATTTCCAAGAAGTATTCGCTCAAGATCGATGATATCATGAAGGATATCCACGATTTCGAGAAGACGCATCGCGAGGAGGTGAAGAAGACTGATGTCCCCGAGCAGTACCAGGTCTTCCTCCTCAAGCACGAGAAGGAGGTTCAGGAGTCGTTCGATAAGGCGAACAACTTCCAGTGCAATACTCGCGGAGTCAAGGTCCGTCGTGCGTTCCCGTCGTACGAGGAGGCGCAGCTGTGGTGCAAGGTGCTCCAGCGCAAGTACCCGAAGGACAATCTGATGATCGGTCGTATGGGTTGCTGGCTGCCGTGGGAGCCGTCTGAGCATCTCATGGAGAACGTGGAGTACGCGAACTCCCAGCTCAACGAGATCATGCGCAAGTACAAGGAGAACGAGGCCAACCGCGAGCTGTTCTTTGCGGAGGAGCGCGAGGTGTCGATTAAGGCGCAGAAGGAGGAGAACGCCAAGCGCCGTGCGGAGCAGAATCAGCTGCGGGATCTGGAGAAGCCCGTTCACCCGGCAGAGGGAGCGATGCGTGATTGAACTGAACTGCTACCCCTGCTTTTTTACCCAGACGGACGGACCACGACGTTGAGTCACAAGTTCGGAGTTGTACTCGTTGGCGGCTAACATGGTGGACATGAACGGTTTATTATCGGCCCAGAGGGAGTCGGCGCACATATGAAACGGAGGATGGTCCTGAGCTTTATACCAGAACACCTGATCTTCTAACTTGTTGGAGACGGCGGAATTACATATGACCAGACATTCATAGTTTTCCGTACACTGGTCCATGAACTGACAGAACATCTCAAAGGAGGGAAACATACCTGCGTAATTTTCGTAGATACGTTTGCGATTTCCGAGAATGTTCTCGCGCAGAATGAAGACAAAGTCGACGTTCGTGCGCAGGGAGGGGGGAATACCGAGCGGGTACTGCATCGTGATCAGGGTGGACATATCTACATGACGACCGTTCATGAACACGTAGCGGGTAGATTCCTGACGAATCCACGTATCGTCAAACAAACAGTCGTCGAGAATGAGGAACGCACGAGGATCCGCGCTGAGAGACCCTAAACCCCGCTGCTGTTTCAGGGCCAATTGACGGCGAATGACGTTAGTAATGATTTCGGGTTTGTATTTATCGTGAATGAGTTTGGAAGGGACCATATCTTGAAAGAAGCGGTTCGCAGCCTCTGTTCCCGAAATGACGGTTCCTATCGGAAAGGCATCCTGATTGTGAAAGAGGATATCGCGTACCAAGAACGATTTTCCGGTATCCTTTTTCCCGATAAGAACAATCATAGGAGATTTATGCGAGTCCATCGCACATCGTTCTTTTATGACCTCTATATTGAACTTTTTGATATTAAAGTTCATCGGTATTCGTATTAGTATTTTCACACGAATAAATAATGGCTAAAAACACACACGCATACACAGTTCACGCCATCCAGTTAACCGCCTCTGACGCCGCACGGGTCACAGGAAACATTGCTATATTTTCGGTTCTGTACACCCTCGCAGGAGCGCTTCTTTCCTATGTTCTGTACTACCTCTTTGACGTCTACGATCCCGAACATCCGGAGTGGGAAAAGAAAGGTCTGTCGTACCAGCTATTCGATGTCTCCGTAGAAGTCGCCATGATCGGAATTGTCGCTTTCTGGCTAGTGTATTTCATGAACGTCTCCACCCCCATCATCCCTGTTCGGAAAGGACTCGAAGATTTCGTGGATTCGTATACCGCCGGCCTTTTCTTCATGTTCGCCATCTTCATTTTCCTCGGAGACCTCACCAATAAACTCAAATACATCTTCGATACATTTTTGGGATCGCATTTCGATTCCATCTTCCCAGCCGAGGGGTCAATTCTGGATGGTACGCTGCGGTACAGCAAGGAGCAAAAAGAGAGCAAGTAAACATAATCGGTTGAAATGCCTAAACCTGTGTCGGACCTACGGACAACCAATAGCCCATTGGATGTCCATAAGTATTCGAATATCCAGGGGCTACAGGAACAGGCGCAGAAACACTGGGGACTGCGCCGCCTCCAGCCCTTTTTTCCGTCCATTGAAAAGTTGTTCAAGCTGGATGTTCGCCTCCCGCACCATTACGGAATCAAGACGGCGGTTCCTATCCAGACAATCACCGGCGAATCTTCGGTGTTTGCCGGAGGAATTGAGACCCCTATCCACTTGAAAAAGACGATGTTGTATTCGGCCTACCGCGTTATGCACGGAGAGTATGCGGGAACCGGACTTCCGAATGTCGGAGATGTCGCAACCGAACCTCTGCGCATTCAGTCCCCGTACAATGCGGGATACGTTGGCTCGCTTGCGTCCATTGTTCTGTCCGAATCCGCCAGCCAGCATTTTCCTCGAGTGTACGGTGTGTTTTCGGGCGTCGCCGAGCGGCATGTTCTAGACATTTCCGACGATTATGAGGATCTGTGTGAACGTCCGTGGTTCTCCCAGAACATTGGTCATTTCTTTGAGCTTCGGCTACGCAAACCCGAAGTTCCCGTTCTCCAGTTTGCCGATTATCCGTCCGAGAACACCATTGATCTGGGCGCAACCGAGCTTGAACCAATAACACCTATTGTTCCGACCAATTACGATGCGGACGATGAAGGGCAGGGGCATGACCATGGACATGGACATGAACATGACCATGAAGATTCGGGGGATGTAGACAGCACGGACGATTGTTCGACGGACTATATTTTCAATGTTCGGTCGTGTTCGGACAGCGAGAGCGAGAGCGAGAATGATGAGGAAGATGACGAGTGTGGAAGCAACGGGTTTTCCGAGCCGGAAGAGGATGAGGCGTTTGCGCACGCCATTTTCAAGGATGCTCCAATTCAGGTCACAGTTATGGAGAAATGCGAGGGGACCATGTATAAACTGTTCAAGGAGAATCCTGAACTGCCTAAGCGGTGTGCGTGGATGGCGCAGGTGATTTTCGCGTTAACGTTTGCCCAGCGCACGTTTGGGTTTGTTCACAATGATCTTCATATTATGAATGTCATGTATGTTCCTACCGACAAAGAGTATTTCTATTACGGGGTTGGAGGAAAGACGTATCGGGTTCCGACGTACGGAAAACTGATTAAGATTATTGATTTTGATCGTGCGACCTTTTCCGTTAAATTACCGAAAATGAAAGAGTCAAAGTTTTTTATGTCCGACCAGTTTCATCAGGAGGAGGAGGCGGGAGGACAGTATAATATTGCTCCGTTCTATAACCCAAAATACTCCGAAGTGAAACCCAATCCATCGTTTGACCTCGTACGTCTTGCTACTTCAATGTTCTGGGACTGTTTTCCGAACGGGGTGTCCGACGACTACACGGGGAATCCGCTGTACACCATGTTCATACAGTGGCTCACCCTCCCCGACGG